ATACACGCACAGCAAATTGCTCTGTTGACACCTTACTTTGAGACGGTTACAGTGGATTTTGTTACCGAAGACAACCACTCACGCTTGACGAAGAAACCGCAAGCAAAGGAAGCAGGGCTGAACAGTTACGGATATTTGATAGCGAAGATGATGGAGGCGTATTTGGCAAAACACACGAACGTAGTGTTTAACATACACGCAATGAATGAGAAGGTCGTGAGCATCAGCACCCGTAACTACCTCATCACGCACGGACACGGCATTAAGGCGTGGATGGGAATACCGTGGTACGGGATTGAAAGGAGGACAGCACGTGAGGCTACTGCCCGTCAGTCTATTATAATGGACGATGTGATGAAAGCAAAAGACATCGGGTTTAACAAAATCGTTCACGGGCATTTCCACGTACCGTTTGACACTCAGCTGTTTTGTTGCGGTGGGTCGGTATCGGGTACGGACGCTTATGACCATCAATCGGGTCGTCATGCCGAACCCTCACAGTCGGCTTGGATGATACACCCGAAATGGGGAGAGTTTAATCGCACCAACTTTCAACTGAAACGTTATGACGAGGGGTGATTTGGTAGCAGTAGATTGGTATGATGCATACTCGATTGATCCTTGGAACAAGTTCGAAGCGATTATGGATGATTTACGCACTCCCGTCCTCTGCCATACCGTAGGCTACGTGGTAGCGGACTTTGAGACAAGCCTGTCCGTCTGTCACACGTTTAACGAAGAGGGGCAGGTGTGCGGAGTAATGCAAATACCAAGGTGTAGTATTAAAGAGGTGAAACAGTTATGATTGAACAGCAACCCATATTACTTACAGGCATACAACGCAGTGGAACGTCAATGATTGCAGGTGTGTTGTACGCTTGTGGTGCGTTTGTAGGAGATGTGGCGGTAAAGAACAATGTAAAGCGGGGCATGTTTGAGAACATACGGATAAGAGATACGATTGTAAAACCTTATCTCGAAAGTATGAAGGCAGACCGCAACGGACAGTGGCCTTTACCTAAAAACATCTACGTCCCCATTACCTGGCGTCAGCGTGTTGAGCAGGTAATGACGGATGAAGGCTACATAGATGGACCTTGGTTGTACAAGGATACGAAGATGGGTGCAATGTGGCAAGTGTGGAATTATGCTTACCCTAACGCCAAATGGGTTATTGTTCGCCGTCGTACAGGTGACGTTGTACAGTCGTGTTTGAAGACGGGATTTATGCGGGCGTTTAAATCGGAGAAACTACGGCAGGAACTCGGGTTGAAGGATGAACGGGAAGGTTGGTTAATGTGGGTACATGAGTACGAGAAGAAGTTTGTGGAGATGATTGAAGAAGGGGTGAATTGCAAAGTGATTTGGCCCGAGCGACTGCTCGATGGTAATTTTCAACAACTGTACGAACTGTTGGAGTGGTTAGGATTGCGTTGGGACAGAGGGGCGTTAGATTATATTAATCCGTTGGTTGGTAATGAAAGGAGGTAAAAGATGGCAATAAGGACAACACCAGATGCGGTGAGGGAATTGATAGAGGGCTGTACAACGTCAGATGCCATTGTCAACAGTCTCATCTCAGGTGCATCGGCACTCGTTGATAAAGTGTTCGAGGACGACACCGACATCTCGGCTACGCTGTTGGAAGAGATAGAACGTTGGCTGACGGCACACATGTTAGCCGTATCCCTTGTCCGACAGGCGTCACGTGAGAAGGTAGGCGATGCTGAGGTAGAGTACACAGGCAAGTATGGACTGAATTTGGATGCTACGATGTACGGGCAAATGGTAAAAACGTTGGATTACTCGGGGAAGATGTCTAACATGGGTAAGAGTTCAGCAGGCATGTTTGCAATACCACAATTTGACGACTGATGACGATAGCAGATGTTATAAGCAGGCGACTGACGCAAACGTGCGTGTATTGGGGTAACCCGACACCTAACGGACGAGGTGGGTACACGTATGACGATGCAGTGGAGTTGGATTGCAGATGGGAAGAGATGTACCAGGTGGTAACAGATGCACGTGGCGTTGAGGTAACGTCAAGAGCACTTGTGTACTTGGAACAGGATGTGGATTATGAAGGAATGTTGTATTTGGGTACATTGGATGATCTGTACGACCAGGCAGAGTCGAGTGCAGATGCCATCTCAGATCCTACACAGTACGCTAATACATTTGTGGTGAAGAGGTTTGAGAAGATACCAGCACTGGGGTCAACTACTGTATTTGTACGCAAAGCATTCCTTACACCGTCACTATCATTTGGAGGATTCTAACGTGGCATGGTATTATGAGATACACGGGTTGAAGGAGGTTGTTGAGAACCTCAACCGAGAGATTGAAAAAATTGAAAATCGCTCGCTTGGAGGACTCATCGAAGGTGCCCGCATCGTGTGGGAGGATGTAGAGAGGACAGAACCTACAACACCGGTTGATACGGGTAACTTGCGTAACAGTCGTTTTACTGTAACAGCTACAGGTGTACCAACAGGGATGCGTAGTGAGGGTGCGTTTAAGGATAACCCAAAGACGAAACTGAAAGGGTCGCAAATGCACGCTGAACATACGGCGGCTATTACAGAATGTCAAGGTATCGCACGGGCAAGTGAGGGAGGACGAAGAGGTAAATTCCTACTTATGGGCTACTCGGCTAACTACGCCGCACCGGTACATGAGAATATGGAAGCAAGACATTGGACACGACAATCACCAGCACCCTCAGGACCTAAATGGTTTGAGTACTCGCTGAAGCGTAATACGGGTAAGATAGTTGAGGCAGTACGTAAGAATGCAATGATAAAGAGATGAATATACCAAGTGAGGATATTATAGATATGCTGGAGGCACAGAGTGCGTTGGGGTTGACGTACGCTACGAATTTGTTTCGTGGACGTGAACCCTCATCGCCTCGCAACTGCGTTACGGTGTATGATACGATGGGGTTTGCTCCAGACTTGGATTTGGATGGTAACAACGGTTACGAACGACCCTCAGTACAAATACGTGTGCGGAATGCGGATTATGACACGGGGTTGGAATTGGCACAGAGTATAAAGGATGTGTTACACGGAGTCTCGCAAGAGACATGGAACACAACATTATATAGTGTTATCTACTGTTCGAGCGGTCCCGCTCTGCTTGATTGGGATGATAACAATAATGCCCGTTTTGTGTTGAACTTTAACATACAACGGAGATAGTACGAATATTTAAAAACGAAGGAGGAAACAGATGAGTAATGCTGTATCAGGTGTTGGGACGAAATTTCGGCGTTGGGACGGTGCGAACTGGGACAACATAGCCGAGATTAACTCGATCAGCGGTCCTACAATGTCTCGTGACACGATTGACGTAACGTCACTTGACACCACGGGTGGCTATCGGGAGTTCATCACAGGATTCCGTAACCCTGGCACTATTACACTCGCAATGAACTTCACACGGGCAACATACGACGTGATGAAGGCGGACTTTGAGAGTGACACACGCCAGTACTACGAAATCTATTTACCAGATGCCGACAACACCTCGCTGGAGTTCGAGGGTCTGGTTACGGAGTTGCCTCTCAACATTCCTGCCGATGACAAAATCACTGCTGACGTTACCATACAGGTAAGCGGTCAGGTGGTTGTCAACTCGGGTTCAGGTTCGGGTGAGGAAACTTCAACTATTTTCTAAACAATTAACGCACTAATCAAGCGCATATTTCTTTAACAATTAAAACGTAACTAATCATGGCATTAATGGACAAAAAACGGCTGCTTGAACGTGAAAAGCTACAGACCGAAAAGGTTGAATTTGAAAACGGTGATTTCGTTTACGTCCGTCAGATGACGGGACATGAACGGGACGTATTTGAACGTTCTTTGTACACGATGGACAAGGACAACAAGCCTACTACACGGTTAGAGGACTTTAGGGCAAAGCTGGCTGTGGTAACGATGTGTGATGAGGAAGGGAAACTTCTGCTATCCGCTGCTGATTACACGGCATTGAGCAATGCTATGAGTGCAGCGAAACTTGAGAAAATAGTTAACGCAGCACAGAAACTAAACGCAATAACGGAAGCGGATAAGGAGGCATTAGTAAAAAACTCCGAAGCCGTCCAGGACGGCAATTCCAGTTCCGACTCTGTCGTGAGTTAGGCATACGTCACCCAGATAACCTCTTGGGAGGGGATGTTGAAGAGTATTACTTGTTTGGATTTCGTATATTAACGAAACATACAAAAGGATTAACTTCACATCAACTCTCCGAGTGGGAGGCATACGACCGACTGGATCCAATAGGTGCGTGGCGTGACGATTTCCGCATGTCCTACATTGCTTCGCTGTTGACGAACCTTGTAATAAGAGTGCATGGCAAGAAAGGGGCAAAGTTAACGGACGTTAAAGACTTCCTGTTGGATTGGTCGGGTGACATGAAACACACACAGCAACAGACGCCACAGGAAATGCGAGAGTTTTTATTGCAATTTGCAAAGACGCAGAATAAGAAAGTAGAGAGTCAGAAGAAATCAGTTCCCAAAAGACGTAAACAATGAATATCGGGACGTTAGTAGTAACCTTTGGTGCAGACTTAAAAGGACTTATTACAGCAACCAGTGCTGCTACTGCGGCGTTGCGTGATTTTGAAAAACGTTCGACTGTATCTATAAATACGATTTCACAACGATTTCGTACGTTTGGTTACCTTGCATCTGCTACCCTTACCTATCCTATTATAGCAGCAGGCAAAGCCTCTATTACGGCTGCACGTGATTTTGAATTTTCGATGCAGAAGATGGTTGGCTTGGCGAATGCTGCACAAGATAGTATTAAGTCATGGAGTGATGAGGTATTACAGATGGGACCTGAAGTTGCCAAGCGTCCGCAAGAGTTGGCTGAGGCACTTTACTTTATCTTATCTTCTGGTATTCGTGGAGCACAAGCACTGGACGTTCTCAAGATTTCAGCAAAGGCCGCTACCGCAGGGTTAGGTGAGACACAAGATGTAGCAAACTTATTGACATCTGTTTTGAATGCTTATGCAGGAACAGGAATAACGGCGGCAAAAGCAGCAGATATATTAGTAGCAGCAGTAAGGGAAGGTAAAGGTGAGGCAGATGCTTTTGCACGAACAATGGGGCAGATCATTCCTATTGCAGCTAACCTTGGAGTGTCGTTTGATGAAATAGCAGGAGGTATGGCGGCTATAACACTTACTGGCTCCTCTGCCGCCAATGCTGCGGTTTACTTAAAAGGTATTTTCAATGCCCTTGTTACAGCATCGTCGGCTGGCGAGAAGGCGTTAAATGCAATGGGTACAAGTTATGCACAGTTGCGGCAGATACTTGCAGAGCAAGGATTGATTGCACTACTTGAAAAATTACGAGACTTACAAGCAAGGTATGGGGATGAGATGTTAGGCGATGTCATTCCTAACATACGTGCAATGACGGCGTTTTTGTCATTAGCAGGTAAGAATTTTCAGTACAACGTTGATTTGATGAATCGTGTAACAGACTCTGCTGGTTCTTTAAACGACGCTTTTGCTTCTGTTGCAGGAACAATAAAAGTGAAGTACGATCAAGCGTTAGCAGCAGCTAATGCCTCTCTTATTTCGCTTGGGAAAACTGTCGCACAAGCTGTATTGCCTATTTTGGAATGGTTGGTAAAGCAGTTACAAAATCTTACCGATTGGTTTAATTCCCTTACTGAATCAGAACAACGACATAAGTTAATTGTAGTAGCTTTAACGGCTGCACTTGGACCATTATCACTGATTGTTTCTACGTTAGGTTATTCTGTAAGTGCTTTAGTAACAGCATTTAGGGCATTAGGTACGGTACTTGTTTTTCTTGGGAAAGCAGGTCCGCTGGGAATTGTTGCAGGATTACTTGGAGTGGTGGTTACATGGATGTTGAAATATACAAACAATGTAAGACGGTCTACGGAGGAAAGTGTTAATTTTAAAAAATCTCTTGCAGACGTAAATACACAATTGGAAAGATTCAACCAATTGTCTGGTACGGGGACAGATGAGTCACGTTTTATGTACCTGCAACGTTATTACAATTGGGCAGAGAATGCTGTAAAACAGCAAGAGAAAAGGCTGAAAGATTTTTACGAACTGGCAGGTGTTTCGGCAGATGAGTATGAGAAGGCAATGAAGATTATGTCGAAAGGTGAGCCTGCTGTACGTGGCTCTGCTGTATGGGATGAGTGGAAAAAAGCTAAGAAGACACTCGATGTAAGTCCACGGTGGCAAAAGACAATAGATGCGGAGACACAGAAATTAAATACATATAAACAAGCAGTTATAGAGTCAAAGAGTGCAATTGACGATTTTATTGCAGGTGGAGGTCCTCTTCCAACTACGAAACCAGGTTTGTCCAATATTATACCTAAAGTTGAAGATGTAAAAGAGGTTATCAGTGTTTTCGATCAATATGCTGCCGAGTTGCGTTATATTGACATGATGAGTTCGTTGCTGGGTGATACGTATGATGCAAACAAAGCTAAACTGAAAGCCTCACAAGATGCATTAGAAGACTATGTACGGTTGATGACCGAGTTTGGATGGACGTCTGTTTCTGACGCAGACTTTTTAGACATCCTTACAAGTCGTGTTGAATACTACACGATGATGACAAAGAAGGCTAAAGAGGAGACAGAAGAGATAACAGAGGACTTTAAATTGTTTGGTGATGTAAGTAAGCGTGCCATGTACTCGATTACAAATGCAATGGCAGATATGGCTGTTGAGTTTGGAAAGGCATTGCCGAATATGGAAAAGGGTTGGATGAGCTTGGTAGATACCGTCCTTAGTGCTGCCTCAAGCATCGTTACCTCGCTGTTGGCTGAGGCAATAGCAGGTATAATTGCAGGTGAGACGTCTAAGGCAGGATTGTGGGGGTTAGCCTCTGCCGCTATTGGTATTGGAGCGTTGATGACGATGTGGGAAGGATATAAAGCAGATATAGACACAGCAGCGAAGATGGCACAAGGTGGGGTAGTACCTGCAGGATATCCAAACGATACTTACCCGGCACGATTGACTTCAGGCGAGGTGGTCATTCCGCCTGGAAAGCTGGGTGACATACAACAGGCGACAACGAAGGTGTTGGTAGAAGTAGATGGAAAGATTAGAGGAAGGGATTTGGCTATTGCATTACGTAGGGCTAATGTATTGAACTGATGGCTTGGGAACAGAAATATGAGTGTTACGTGTGGGACCTTGCAGGGGTGCTTTATACGGTAAAGTTTTATAAAGACGGCTGGGCAGGCAGTGTTGTGACAATCTACGGGTCGGAAAACGCAATCGAGTTTGGTGTGGTTAACAGTACGGACGGTGTGTTCGATCAAATCAAAGCCACACAGGTTATGTTGACGATGGTGATTGAGCAGAACTTTGTATTGCGTGACATTTACTCGTCGGAGAGTATGTCCACGTACGTTGAGGTGTTTAAGGATGAAAACTCCTCTGCTGCTACACCTTACTGGACGGGGTTTGTTGACCCAACCCAGTATGAGGAACCGTATGACGTAGCACCACAGAAGATAAACGTAACGTGTGTAGATGGGTTGGTGTTGCTGACGGGGATGGCTTACAATGAGGATGCAAGTTTAACGGGACTGCGTCTTGAAAGCCAAATCATATTGGATGTGTTGT